AATAATGCTGGTAGTGGTGTAACAGGGGACATTGATTTCACAACTATTGGACATTCAAGTGGTGATACTTATTCAATAATATTAGTTTTGAATAAAAATTATTAAGGTAAAGGTGGCTAAAGACCCAAGGTTAGATAGAGTTGGCGTTTCAGGGTACAACAAACCCAAGAGAACGCCATCTCATCCAACCAAATCACACGTTGTAGTTGCAAAAGAGGGTGATAAAATAAAAACAATTAGGTTTGGTCAGCAAGGTGTAAAAACTGCTGGCAAGCCAAAAAAAGGTGAGTCGGAAAAACAAAAGAATAGAAGAAAGTCTTTTAGAGCACGACACCAAAAAAACATAGCTAAAGGCAAAATGTCAGCAGCTTATTGGGCAAATTTAACAAAATGGAGTTAGTATGGCTATAGGAAGGTCACAAATACCAAAAAACGTAGCAAACCCGTCTCTGTACAAGAAAGCTAAAGCTAAAATGAAACGAAAGTTTGATGTTACGCCTTCAGCTTATAGCTCTGCCTATTTAGTTCAGGAGTACAAGCGTATGGGTGGTAAATACAAAGGTAAGAAAAAAGCCACAGGTGGAGCAGTAAAATTTAGTAAAGGTGGCACAGTCATGGTTCAAGCTAGAGGGTGTGGTGCTATGATGAATGAGAAAAGAAAAAGAACAAAATTGCCTAAATCATAGTGAAAAAAAAACCAGAGCCAAGAAAAGGAACAGGCAAGAAACCAAAAGGCAGTGGTAGAAGGTTATACACAGACGAAAATCCCAAAGATACAGTTAGTATCAAATTTAAGACTATGAAAGATGCTAACTCAACAGTAAATAAAGTAAAAAAATCAAAAAAGCCTTTTGCAAGAAAAATACAAATTTTGACTGTAGGTGAGCAAAGAGCTAAGGTTATGGGCAAAACTAGCATAGCAAATGTTTTTGCAAAAGGTAAAAACACAATAAGAAAACAACATGGCAAAATCTAAAGGTGGATTAACCAAATGGTTTGAAGAAGATTGGTTAGATATTGGAGCTCCAAAAAAAGGTGGTGGCTTTAAAAAATGTGGTCGCTCCAAGCAAAAGGCAGATGCAAAAAGAAAATACCCAAAATGTGTTCCAGCAGCAAAAGCTGCGAATATGTCAAAATCACAAATAGCATCAGCTGTATCTAGGAAAAGAGCAAAAAAACAAGGTGTGGGTGGAAAGCCCACAAATGTTGCTACATTTGCCTCTAGGGGTGGTAAGATAACCAAAACAAGAAACATGGGTTTATATACTAGAAACTAGGAGTTAATATGAAAGGCACTAAAGGTATGAAAAGAGGTGGCATGGCTAAAGGCAAAGGCAAGGGCACTAAGTACATGGCAAAAGGTGGCAAAGCCAAAGGTACAAAGTACATGGCAAAAGGCGGTATGGCTAAAGGAACAAAATACATGGCAAAAGGTGGTGTTACAGCTGCTGCTAAAAAAGTTTCAAAAGCTGCTAAAAAGCCAAGTAAAGTTGCAACCATGAAAAAAGGTGGTATGACCAAAGGTAAAGGCACTAAGTACATGGCAAAAGGTGGTATGGCTAAAGGCAAAGGCACAAAGTATATGTCTAAAGGTGGAACCATGAAGAAAAGAGGTGTTGCACGAGGTATGGGGGCAGCTATAAGGGGTGGCGACTATACAATCTAAATAATTTATAAGGATTAAATATTGTGGCGTATTTAATATCAAACATACCCCAGTTTAAATGCTGGGTTAGAAAAGAATTTACAGCAAACCATGTTGACTATCATGGCGAATATTTACATGCTTTAGCTATAGCAGTAAATACTTTGCCAGACAGGTCTTTGTCATTTCAAGTGGTTTTTACTGGGTGTGAAATAGATGACATGGAAGATGCTCCTAATGTACATGGTGGGGCTATGTGGGCTAGGATGCCTATACAAGCACTCGTGGCTGATATACCACTAGATGAATCTCCTGAACCCATGGAAGACCATCTAGCTCAACCATGGGATTGTTTAAGCCATCACCACTCAGTGGTGGTTATGGATAGGGTTAGTTCTTCTCCTTGGATATGCAAAATAGGTGGAGAGTTTTACACTGGCAAATATATGTTTACAGTAGATTACACTGATAATTCAATAGCTGATGACCCAGCTCAACATAAACAGTCACATGTGTTATATTTAACAGATGCTGGTGAATATACTGGTAACTTTGTAGCCTTACCCAACAATAGGGTTAGAGCAACAAACCCAGCATTATGGAGAGTAGGTGAAGGTGCTCCAGACTTTATGCCTTCACAGTGGACACACTCAGCAGAACAACATGAGAGTTATATGGACCCAAACATTACATTTAATAATCTGTATAATGAAGAGGAGTAAAGATGGCTGAATTAACTATTGCACAGAAAAGAAAAATGGTACAACAGCTTAAAAAAGCAGCAAAGATGCACGCAGCTCAAGCTAAGACTATTGAGAAAAGCATCATGGCTAAGAAGAGAAAGTAATGGCGACAAGTAGTAGCAAAAATTTTGAGCCTGATGTTGCAGAATATATAGAAGAAGCTTTTGAGAGGTGTGGTATAGAGTTAAGAACTGGTTATGACCTGAAAAGTGCTACTAGAAGCTTAAATATTATGTTAGCTGAGTGGGCAAATAGGGGTCTAAATCAATGGACTGTGACAGAAAAAACAGTTGCTATGGTTAAATCCTCTGCTACCTACAATATAGACAGCACTAATTCTACAGCTCCTATTGATGTCTTAGATGTATTTATAAGAGAAACAACTGGTTCAGAAACCACTGACATACCACTAAGCAGATTAAGTAGAGCTCAGTATTCACATGTCACAAACAAAACCAGTGAAGGCAAGCCAAACCAATTTTTTATTAATAAACAGCTTTCTCCAACAATAACTGTTTATCCAGTGCCTGATAAATCTAGCACATACACTTTATACTTAAATGTTCTTACCAGAATGGATGACGCTGATTCTGCTACAAACACTATGGACATGCCTTTTAGATTTTTTCCTTGTCTCACAGCTGGGCTTGCATATTACATTTCTATGAAAAGAGCACCTCAACTTACAGGACAGCTCAAAGCAATATATGATGAAGAATTTGATAGAGCACTGTCTCAAGATGAAGAAAGAAGTTCCTTTCACATATCACCTAATCTTAGAAATTATAACAACGCATAATGGCTTTTGCTTCTAACAAAAATGCTTATGGAATCTGTGATTTAACTGGTTTCAGGTATAAACATAAAGACCTTAGAAGAACTTGGGATGGCTTATTGGTAGGTAAAGACCAGTGGGATGCAAAACATCCACAACTCATGCCTAAACCATCACCAGTAGACCCTGAAGCCATAAGAGATGCAAGAATAGAAAGCAAAGAAACCAACAATTTTTTTACTGTATATACCAATGTTGGTGATGGTAAATTGGGCACAGAGCTTACTTCATTTGGATTGACAGCAAGCATAGGAACAGTCACAGTAACAACATGAGTTTTACACTATCTACATTAAAAACAGCTGTACAAGACTACTTACAAGTTTCTGAAACAGCATTTACAAATCAACTGCCAAGATTTATACAAGAGTCAGAAGATAGAATATTTACCTTAGTGCAACTGCCTTTTCAAAGAAAAAACGTACAGGCATCACTTACTGTCGATAATAGGTTTTTAGCAACACCTACAGATTTTTACGCACCCTTTAGTTTGGCTGTAATAAACAGCAACACATACGACTATTTAGACTTTAAACACCCATCTTTTATTAAAGAATATGCACCATCATCTGCTGCAACTGGACAACCAAAATATTATTCTCAGTTTGATGATACTTCTTTTGAGCTTGCTCCAGTTCCAGACTCAGCATATACTATTGAATTACATTATTTGTATAAACCAGCCTCTTTAACGAGTGGTAGTGACAGTGGTACAACAATACTTAGCAGCGATTATCCTGATGCTTTATTGTATGGTACTTTAGTAGAAGGAGCTGTCTTTCTGAAAGAACCCCCTGATGTCATTGGTCAATTTGAGGCTAGATTTAAGGAGGCAGTAGGCAGAATGAAAAACTTATCTGAAGGTCGTGGCACACGAGATGAATACAGATACGATCAGTTGCGAACTGGTGTATCTTAATGCAACCCATTGAATCATTAGAAGGCAAGAGAATTGCCTTGGTTGGACTTGGCATATCACAAGTTGATTTTGCTGTTGGTTTACAGAATGGCAAGACATGGGATGAAGTCTGGACAATAAATTCAGCAGCAGCTGTATATGGAACAGACAGAATGTTTATGTTAGACCCAGCAAGCAGATTTTTTGACAGCAATGATGCTGGTAAACAAACCAATGCTTTGACAAGAATTTTGCCAACAGCTGACTATCCTATTTACACCTGTGAATTAGATGAGCGAGTGCCTAGTGCTGTGGTATATCCAATACAAGAAGTTTGCAATGCTACTAAGTGTGCCTATCTAAACAATACAGTAGCGTATGCCATAGCCTTTGCTCTTTACAACAAAGTAGGTGCTCTCGATTTGTATGGCATAGATTTTTCTTACAAAGAGAATATGCACTTTGCAGAAGCTGGTAGAGCTTGTGTTGAGTTTTGGATATGCAAGTGTATGGAAGCTGACATCATAGTAGGTGTTAGTGCTAGATCGACAGTGTTAGATTCTAATGTTGTAGCAACTGACAGACTTTATGGTTTCCATAGATTAGACAAACCATTAGTTGCTGTACCACACGAAGGCAAGTGGATAATAGAACCATTCCAAGACATAGATAAGAAGTTAGCAGAACATGGATTAGTATTGCACAAAGAAGAAGAACCACCTGAACCATACAAAGGATGACAGATAGTTTTATAAAATTAGGACAAGTAGGTGTGCATACTACACAAAACAAAGGACATGACCCTGAGTTTTGGGCAGAGCAAGCTACTAAGAAAATATGTGAAGTTTCTTTGGATGCACCAGAGCATGTAAAACAACAGGCTTTGGCTTTTCAAAATCAAGTTTATACTGTAATCTTACACTCTATAAAGAATGCAATAAATTCTAAAAATGTGACGTATGTGAATTTATTAAGGCAACAAGGTCATGATGACATGGCTAATATAATAAAGGAGCTTTAAAAATGGCGATTACATCAGCAATAACCACGAGTTTTAAACAAGAGATACTTGTAGAAGGACACAACCTTACAAATGGAGCAGACTCCATTAAATTGGCTTTGTACACCTCCTCTGCAACATTAGGAGCTGGAACAACAGTTTATGTAACAACTGGTCAAGTGACTGGTACAAACTATACTGCTGGTGGCAATGCTCTAACCAATGTGACTCCATCAACGTCAGGCACTACAGCAATAGTGGATTTTGCAGACTTAACATTTGGTACAGCCACAGTTACTGCTAGAGGCTGTTTAATATACAACAGCACTAATGGAAACAAAGCGATAGCTGCTATTGATTTTGGAGGAGATAAGACAAGTACAGCTGGTGACTTTACAGTAGTCTTTCCAGCAGCTAGTGCTACAGCTGCCATCATAAGAATAGCTTAAATTTAATTTTGAAATGGTAGAGTTAGAGAATGCCACTGACAAAATTTACATTTAAGCCGGGAATCAACAAAGAGCAAACTGACTATGCTAATGAAAATGGTTGGGTTGATGGAAACCTAGTCAGGTTTAGAAAGGGTGGCGTAGAAAAACTAGGTGGTTGGACAAAAAAAAGCTCTGATATTATACAAGACACACCAAGAGCTTTGCATAGTTGGATTTCTCTAGGTGGTGCTAGATATTTAGGAGTTGGCACAACATCAAAATACTACATAGACAGTGGTAACAATTACAATGACATAACACCTATTAGGGCTACAACCACTGATGGCATAACTTTTTCAGCAACTGATGGTTCATCAGTGATTACAGCAACTGATTCTAGTCATGGTGCTGTTGTAGGCGATTTCGTTACTTTGTCAGGTGCTGCTACATTGGGCGGTAACATCACAGCTGCTGTTCTTAACCAAGAATACAAAATTACAGGTGTTCCCAATGCAAACACTTACACTTTTACTGCTGTAGATACAAGTGGCACTACTGTCACAGCAAATAGTAGTGATAGTGGTAATGGTGGCTCAGGCGTTGATGGTGTCTATCAAATAAACTCTGGACTTGATGTGTTTGTACAAGCTTCAGGTTGGGGCTCAGGTGCTTGGAGTGTTGGTGGCTTTGGCTCTACTACAGCTTTGACTGATACTGGTCAATTAAGACTTTGGACACATGATAATTTTGGAGAAGATTTAATAATAAATCCACGAGGTGGTAGCATCTTTAGATGGGTAGAAAATAATGGTTTATCAACCAGAGCTGTAAGCTTATCGGGAACCACAGGAGCTAATTTAGTGCCAACCAAAGGTCTGCAAGTAATTACTTCTGAGACAGACAGGCATTTAATAGTTTTAGGAGCAGACCCTATCAATAGTGGTTCAAGAACAGGAAGTATTGACCCTATGCTGATAGCTTTTAGCGACTCAGAAAATGCTCTTGAGTTTGAGCCTTTAACCACAAACAGTGCTGGTGATGTCAGACTGTCTAGTGGCTCCACTATTGTGGGCGGTTTAAAATCTAGGCAAGAAGTTTTAGTTTGGACTGATACAAGTCTTTACAGCATGGCTTTTATAGGTCCTCCTTTGACCTTTTCAGTCAATCTAATAAATGAAGGTGCTGGTCTGGTAGGACCTAAAGCTGCTGTGAACTCACCAAATGGTGTGTTTTTTATGTCAAAAAACGCATTTTATTTTTACAATGGCTCTGTACAAAAATTACCATGCTCAGTACAAGATTATGTCTTTTCTGATCTGGATAGAGCTCAAGCCTACAAATGTCACGTTTCTACTAACACTGAATTTTCAGAGGTATGGTTTTTCTATCCATCTTTAGAAGATGGTACAGGCGAAATATCAAGATATGTAATCTACAACTACGAAGAAAACCTTTGGAGTATAGGAACTTTGATTAGATACGCTTGGTTAGATGCTGGCATAGAAAATAAACCAGTAGCATCAGGCAAAGACTCATCAAAGAGTTATCTATATTTGCACGAAACAGGTTTTAACGATGATGAGAGTGCCATGGATGGTGTATTTATAGAATCAGCTGACATAGATATATCTGATGGTGAAAACTTTGCTTTTGTTAAAAAAGTGATACCTGATGTCAAATTTGACAGTCAAACAGGTACATCGCCCTCACCAGCAATGAATATTGTTGTCAAAAGGAGAAACTTCAATGGTGAGAGTTTGACCACAGATTCGACTACTCAAGTGACCACAACATCTACATTTTCAAGTTTAAGGACAAGAAGTAGGCAATTAGTGCTTAGGTTTGAGTCAGATGATGACAATACAGCAAGCAGAAAAGACTACAGATGGAGACTTGGTGCAACAAGACTAGATGTACAACCTTCAGGGCGTAGGTAGTGGGCAAATTACTTGAAACCAGACTACCAATAGCTCAAGGTAACATGGTGTCTATAGACACTTTCAATAGGTTGGTTCGTATTCTGGAGATAAACCTGAACGCACATGACCCAGAAAGAGTAAAACATTTTAACGCTACAGAAATATCACAATTGCAATTTGCTACAGGGCAGATTATATTTAACTCTACAGTAGAAGTTCATCAGGCTTTTGATGGTACACAGTTCAGAAATTTATATGAACACAATACATATCTAACTGGTGTTAGTGCTACAATGAGTGTTGGTACAGTGTCAGTTACAATAGGCTAATAATATGGCAAGTAAAGAACTAGAAAGGCGAATACAAAATTTAATAGGTGCTGGTATGACTCCTAGTGCCGGTATGACTGATGTACAAGGTGCTGGTCAAATGTCTGACCAAGAAATGAACATGTTGATGGCACAACAAGGTGCTAGACAAGGTATTAGCCCTGTAGAGCAAAGAGCTATGGCTTTTGCCTCTTATTTACAAACGACAGATAGAACTGCACCTGAAGAGGTGGTTGATAACTATGCTATAGGTAACATATCTTTTGATGATGCTATACAGCTATCACAACCCATAGAAGTCATAGACGAAGTTGTTGTCACAGGACAAATGCCAGCTATGACCCCTACAACAAGACCTGTAGGTGCTGGTATGCTTACACCATTAGATAGAGCAAAAGTTAGTGTTATGCAACCAATGACAGATATGGGCATATACGAACCCAGTGCATCAGATACAAAATTAATGGAGCTACAACAAGCTTTAGAGCAACTAGAAGCACAAAGGCAGATGACCAATGACCCAGAAGAAAAAGAACTTTTGGGCAGAATGATGGAAAATGCTACGACTAAAGCATTTGCACCTCAATCTGATTTAGTTGACCAACTTTCACAAGTAGCTGGTGAAGACGACATGATAGCTCATGTTAGATCAGGAGACATCAATGTTTCTAAAGAGATGTTGGAAAATAACCCAGCCTTAGAAGATGCGATAGAAAACGCTGCTCTTGAAGTAGGTATTGACCCAGAATCTATGGTATATGGCACAGGTATTGCTAGTCTTAACGAAGTCACTGGTGCTGAACAACATGGTTTTTTAAAGAAAATAGCTAAAGGTGTTAAGAAAGTTGTAAAAGTAATTGCACCAGTCGCAGCTGTAGTGCCCGGTCCTTGGCAAGCTCCAGCTATTGCATACAACAGAGCTAAAGCTGTAGTCAATATAGCAAAAGGTGAAGGTGGCGTAGGTGACTTACTTACAGCTGCTGGTGGGATAGGTGGTGATAGTAAAATAGGCAAATTTTTGGGCAAAACACCCGGTTTCAATCCAGCTGCTGATGCTACAGGTATGTTTGGTGGAACTATAGGACCCACTATTAGACGTGGTATTGGTACATTATTAGGGGGGGGTGATGGTCGTAATGGATTTTTTACACCAGCAGATGACGCAACAGGTATATTAGGTGGAACCATAGGTCCTTCTATAAGAAGAAGTGTAGGAAATATATTTGGAGCAGCTGACACAAGAAAAGTTGATAAAGGGGATGGTAAGTTCGAGTATAGACAATACAATAAAGATGGCACTTATCAAATAATTTCAAGAGAACAATATGATGCAACAAAAACATCGCCAATCATAAAAGGTATTGGTGACGCAATAGGATTAGGTGGCAGAAGTGGTCTTAGAGATGTCTATGGTGGTGAAGAAATGCGAGATGCTGATGGTAACATTATAAGAAATCCTGATGGCAGCCCTGTTTTGAGTGGTTTCATGAGAAACGCACAAGGTGGTCTAAGTGGCATGGGTATGTTGGGTATAGGTGCTTTAGCTACTGGTTTAGGCAAGTTGGCATATGAAGACACCAAGAAACAAAAGGGTGTGCAACTTACACCTCTACTTACAATGAACGCAGCTGGTAGATACAATCTTGAGGCTGAGATGGCTAGAAGAATGGGTCAACAACCCCCTAACCCTACTGAGTTTGGTTTATTACCAGCTAACACAATGCCTCAACTAAGTGGTGGTCAACCAAGACTAGAAGAACAAGTTATGGCAGCAGCACAAGGGGGAGAGGTAGAATATCCAAACAAAGGCTTAGAGGCGTTATCTAAGGTAGCTCCAGATGTGGTTAGAAGAATGGGTTACAACATGGGTGGTCAAGTAATGATGCCAATGAATTACAACATGGGTAGCAGACCTATGATGCCTATGGCTTACGCTGAAGGTGGTAACGTAGCTATGGAAGATTTTGAAAGAATGAATGGACAAATTAATGGTGAAGGTACAGAAACCAGTGATGATATACCAGCTATGTTATCAGATGGTGAGTTTGTCATGACAGGACAAGCTGTAAGAGGTGCTGGTACTTACGACATGAAAAACGATAGTGGCATAATAACTCTAAGCCCTACAGGTGCTCCTAGTAGAGATGGAGGCACAGATTTAATGTATCAACTTATGGAGGCTTTTAGCAGTCAAGCAAGACCAGCTTAAAGAAGTAATATGTCATTTTTTAGGAATTTAACAGAAAGAGTAAGAGAAAGGGTAGACGCTCCAGCTTTACAAACACAAGTGTCACCCAAAATTAATTTTGTGGATAGATTTGCTCCAGCGATGGATAGGCTTGTAGAAATGGGAAAGGATTCTGAACTAAAAGGCTACGATGCAAACTTAGATAAGTTTGTTAACTTACGAAACATGAATCTTTTAAAATCTAAGCCATCTAAACCGATTATCGGTCAAACAGCCAGAAGAGACGATGTTAAAGGGCTCAATCTTAGCATTGGAGACATAGATCCAATAACAGGCACTATTTTTACTGGTTTCCCTAAACCTCCACCACCACCTGTTCCTACACAAATGAGTGGCATTGGTTCGATGTTACCTACACAAACTATCACACTACCTAATGGTCAAACAGTACAAATTCCAGAGATAAACATGGAAGAGCTCAATGCTAACTTGTTAGCAGCTGGCATAACACCACAAACACCTTTACCTAATATTGTTCCAGAGGTTGCTACTCCAACATCATCTCTACCTGTAGCAACACCATCTCTACCTGTAGCAGCTCCTATAACTACTGGGTATAACGATGGTAATAATGCTGTGACTGGAGACTTTAACCCATACGAAAGAGTGACTGGTGCAACCAATCCTGTTTACACTCCAACACCTTCTCCTGTAACAACACCAACACCAGCACCACAATTTAGAACAGCAGATTTCCAAGATTTTGATGGCAATGGCATAGACGATAGGGATGAACCAGTAACCATACCAGCAGTAGAACAACCACTAGCTCCATATACAGGCTCTAACGAACCAGACCCTAATTACATACCTAGCCTGATGAGGCAAGAAACAGGCTTAGATGCACTGACACAACAATTATTGTTTGGTTTAGATGGCGAGGGTGGTTTTATACCCGGTGCTATGCGAGCTGCTGAAAGAACATTTTTTAATCCTGATGGAACACCAAGAGTTGTAGAAGAGAGAAGAGCTGATTTAACTGCTGACCAGTTAGCTGGATTAGATTTAGCGAGAAGAAATGTTGGCATACAAGACCCATTTTTAACAGGAGCAGAGAGAGCTTATAGGCAAGGTGTCACTGATATAGGTCAAGGCATAGAAAGAGGCAGAGGCTTTCAACAGAGAGGACTACAAGAGTTACAGAGTGGTATAGGTGGCTTACGAGGTGAATTAGGTGGTGTAGAAGGTATCGCAAGACGAGCTGCTGGTAACTTTGGCACACAATTAGGTGGCATAGCTAGAAGAGGTATAGGTGCTACAGGTAGATTTGGTAGGAGGTTAGGTGAGTCTGAGAACTTACTGAGAGGCACTACAGGTGCTTACGACCAAGGTTTAACCAGTCAATTCTACAACCCTTTTGAAGAAAGAGTCGTACAACAAACGATAGATGATGTATTAGAAGCTGGTGACAAACAAGATATGGCTCAAAGAGCTAGGGATATTCAGTCTGGTGGTGAATCTGCATTTGGTTCTAGGGCTCGTTTAGGAGCCTCAGAGCGAAGAGAAGCTTTAGGTAGGGGTCTTGGTGAGGCTTTAGGTGGTATCAGGTCAAGAGGATTTAGTGAAGCTCAACAGACAGGTTTAGGTGAGTTTGCAAGACAAAGACAAGCAGAACGACTTGCATCCTCTGGTTTGGCTGGCTTATCAGGTCAGAGATTAGGTGCACAGCAAGCTTTGGGAAGTCAGTTGTCTGGATTAGCTGGAGCACAGCTAGGTGCACAACAAAACTTAGGTTCTACACTGTCTGGTTTAGCTGGTACAAGGTTTGGAGCAGCTCAGACTGGTGCTGGTGCACTTAGCAATATGGGTGCTTTAGAAACACAATATGGTCAGACTTTAGCTGATGCTCAGTTTGGTTTAGGTGGCAACCTACAGAACTTAGGTTCTGCTAGACAACAGGCTGGTGCATTTGATGTGAACCAACTGTTAAGTTCAGGTGGTATGCAACAGGCACAGAATCAAGCTGTAATAGACGCTCAGAGGGCTAATCAGCTTACAGCACAAGCTGCTCCTCTTGCTCAGTATCAAGCTTTATCACCATTTATACAGATGGTTCCAAAAGGTTCTTTCCAAACATCAACACAGTTTGCTCCTAGACCTAGCCCAATGATGGCTGGTATCAATGTTGGATTAGGTGCATTAGGTGCTTTGGGTAACATGGCTAATCAACCAAGGACAGGCTAATGGCAGTTACACCTGACCCACTTGAAGACCTCAGAAAAAAAATTGAGGACTTTGATTTTGAAAAACAAAAATCTAGTTATGAATCACGTCTAGGTGAACTTGCACAACCACCTAGAAATTATAATTTGTTTGATTTAGCTACAGACTTATCACGAGGTCTTACAGCACAACAACAAACAGATAGACCTGATTCTTTAGCTGGTGGTCTAGCATTAGGTTTTGGTGAAGCCTCACAACGTATGAAGGAAACACAAGCTGCTAGACAAAAGGCTAAACGTGAAATAGGTTTAGAAGCAGCTAGATTAGCAATGGAAGATGAAAGAAAAGCTATACAATATTTAGATGAAGCAGAGTATGAATTAGCTGTTTCTGAATCTGGTGCTGGCAAAACAACAGCAGACATGACCAACTTTAACTTTTATAACAGTTTAGATGAAGATGGTAAGAAAACATGGAACACCATGAAAAACCAAGACCCAACTCAACTTTTGTTGTTAGAAACCATTAAAAGACAAGCTGCGTCAGCTGGGGGTTTAGATTTGTTACCGGGGCAAATAGAGATAGATAAAGCTTTTGGTAAAACCATTGCAGACTATAAATTAAAAGGTCAAGCACAAGTCATTTCAAATCTAAGAAATTTATCTGAAAAAATAAACATACTTGATGGAACAATTAAAAATAATAAAGGTCAAAAATATAATGTGTCAGGACCCTTAATAGGTGTTCTAGATGATGCTGCTTTAGCTGTAGCATACCCTGATGCTGCTGGTTTTCGTTCTGACATAAGAGATATTGTGTTTCAGTCTTTAAGAGAAAAACTAGGTGCTCAGTTTACTGAAAAAGAAGGTGAAAGATTAGTTAATGCTGCTTTTAACTTTTACCTTGAGGAAGAGCAAAATATAGGCAGATTAAAAAGACTTTACAAAACAATAGAAGACGCTGCCAACGCAAAAAACGAGGCGATAGCATATTTTGATGAGAAGGGTACGTTGCAAGGTTATAGCTTAAAAGCTCCAGTAAATTTTAATGACATACATGCTTCAATGGTACAAGAAAGTGACTTTGATAATATTTCTGATGAAGATTTAGCAAAAATTATTAAAGATGAAAGAACAGAAATAAAAGAGAGGGAGGTTGCTATAGCAGTCGCAAGAAAAAGAGTAGAGGATAGACAGGAAGAACAGTGATAATACAAAACACAGGAGTTTTAACTGCCTTACTAGATGAGGTTGACGCACAAGAAAGAAAAAAACTATCTCAAGAAGAGTTAGATTCTATGTCCACAGGTGATGTCTTAACCACAGCACTAACCAACATACCTTCAAGTGCTGTTCAGTTGGTTGCTGATATAACCATGCCTATAAGACATCCTATAGAGACAGCCACTTCTTTAATATCATTAGGTAAAGGTATTTATCAACTCACAACTCCCGGTGAACAAGCAGATGAGCAAACAGCTAAAGCTGTAGGTGAGTTTTTTGCAGATAGATATGGCAGTTTAGATGGTTTTAAAAATGCTTTTGCAACTGACCCCTTGGGTGTTGCGAGTGATATATCTGTTGTTTTGACAGGTGGAGCAGCGTTAGCAGCTAAAGTACCGGGTATTGCTGGCAAAACCACTACCATTGCATCCAAAGTAGGTGAAGCTATTGACCCAATAAAAGCCACAGGTAAATTAACAAAATTTACCGGTGATGTTATGGGCAAGGGTGTAACAGCTGGATTAGGTGTTGCTACTGGTTCAGGCTCTGATGCTTTAAAAATTGCATTTGAATCAGGTCAAGCTGGTGGTGATGCTCAGGCTGCGTTTTTAGCTAATATAAGAGGTCAGGCTTCAGGTGAAGAAGTTTTAACTCAAGCTTTTGATGCGTTGAAAGAACAGTCAAAACAAAAAACAAAAGATTACAAAACTGGCATGGAAGTTGTCAAAGGTGCTGAAAAGAAAGTTGATTTTAAAGGCATTGAAGAAGTTTACCAGTCAGTCAAAGATGAGTTCACTATCAAAACAGAGAAGGGAAATGTTTTAAAAGGTGGAGCTACTTTGCAATCAAAATTTGATGAAATAGAGAAATTAATTACACAATGGAAAAATAATCCTGAACTGCATTTAGCTGAAAATGTTGATGCACTCAAACAAGCTGTGGATAGTCTGTATGTAGTGGGAAAAGATGGCATACCTGTTACAAGAGTTAGAAACGCAATACATGAAGAAATTGTAAGACAAGTGCCTGAATATGCAGACACCATGAGAGCTTATGAACAAGCAGTAAAACTTGAAAAAGAAATTATGAAAGAATTGTCTCTTAATAAGACTGCTGCTGCTGGTACAACATTAAGAAAATTACAATCAGTCATGAGAAACAACGTAAACACCAACTATGGCAATAGAATGGAGATGTTGCGAAACCTTGACCCTGATTTATTACCAGCACTATCAGGTCAAGCACTAACTTCTCTTACGCCTAGAGGATTACAAGGTATGACTTTTACTGGTCAAATGGGAGCTGGTGCTTTTGGTTATGCAGACCCAATAACTTTAGCTGCAACACTACCAGCTCAATCTCCTAGACTGATGGGCGAACTTTATGAAAAACTAGGTAGAGCTTCTCGCTTTGCAAAACCTGTTACAGATTTAGCTTCAAGCCCAGCCCTTCTACCAACAGCAAGAACCACTAGGGTTCTGGGTGAAATAGAAAGAGCTGGAGACTTTGGAATACCAGAAGAATTAAAAAGCCAAGACACGAAAGCTCTTGAAGAATTATTAAAAAATCTTGAGGACAATGCAGAAACTACAGAAGAAATATTAGGTTTTAACAAGAAAGAAATTAACGAAATTAGGTCAGATGCGTTGAATCTAAAAAAAGAAGTTGATGAAGATGAAGATGATGACTTAATTTTTTCTGCTGAAGGTGGAGTTATAACTGCTGGTTCTAGTAAGGTTGTGTCTGACATTTTAGAAAAATACAAAGGCTTGATGCCACAAGGAACTTCACAAGCTGTAGATACAGAGCTGGTTTCTTTACAAAAACTTTTGAATCAAACAAACAATCCAAAATTCAAAGACCAAACATACAAAAAATTAGAAGACTATCAAAAAAGATTGCAAGCTAACATCAATAGGTCAAACACCAATGATAGAGAGATGGAGACATTGACCATGATGAAAGATGCCTCTTCAACCTCAATAAAAGACGATATTGAGCAAAAACTACTTAAAGGTGACGCTGATACTATAAATCAATTACAAGGTGCTAAATCTTTATATAAAAATTACATGGGTCTGTCTGACGAAAAAAACATAGAATTACAGAAAGAGGAAGCATCTGATGAGATATTAAATCAGATGTTAAGTAAAAATTATAAAGCTAGTGACGTTGTAAATTTATTGTTTTCACACAACAAACTGGCTCCTAACAACGCAGTGCCTATTGCAATATCTAAACTAAAAAGCATGACTTTGCCTGAAGATTTTACACAGCTTGAAAATACCTTGAAAGATGGCGTTACAGTCAAAGCTTTTGTAGGCGATGATAAAAACCAAAGTGTGTCTGATTTGTCAAAAAACTTCACTGATGTGATAAAAAATCAAAAGAATATAGTTGATGAGTTGTTTAGCCCTACTGAAATTATAAGAATGAAACAATTTAAAGCTAAAGCTTTACCCTCTTTGTCTAAAGAAATAAAAGACAACCCTGATGACTCTAAATTTATTATGGCATCAGCTTTAGAAAAAAAACAGTTACTAAACAATGACGCAAGACAAACTCTGATGCGACTTGAGGAGCCTCTTGTTGTTGATACTGTTGAACCAGAGTCTCCAGTAATCCAGTCTAATGAGTCTCAAGCGATTGATAGTATGGTTATGGAAGCACCTATGAATACTGGCGATCTACAGACTTCCATTGATAGTTTTCAAGTTCCGACAGTAGGAGGCAATATATTTTCTCCTAACAAAACATTATCTCCTCAACAAATGTTATCTCCTACTGTCTTACCCAATGAAGACGATAGGGAGATTGCCATGAGGCAACAGATGGGTATTGCTGGTTTAGTCTAAGGACTCAGTACCTTTTATCATAGCTCCATCTACCTCGAAATCCATGTCATATCCCATGGTAGTTTGCCCATCTATCTCTATCTCTAAGTTCCTAGAGATAAGTCTTAGAAGAGCTGTCTGGTGGTGCAATGTAAGTCTGCTGTAAAGCTCAATGACCTCTGGTGCTTCTACCACAGGTTTATAGCTTTGAGGCACTGTCTTTTTAGCCATAATGTTTTTGAAGAACATTAGTCTGTAATTGTGTTCAAGCGTTTATGTTCCTTCTCAATAAGTAACTTGAGCTGGTTTATAATAGACCTGTGCTCTGTTTTACATATGTCTTGAAGCAAATCATAAGTCTTGACATCTACAGCCAAACTTTTTCTTTGTTTACTATCTAATACTGCTTGATTTTCCATGTGGGTCATTCTACTAATTTTTGCAACAAATTACAAATATATATTCTATATTATATGTTAAACTACAAAACCATGTACACACTCAAGAACTATCTACTCAGTATGCAATCTCACTGGATGGTCAACCAAACCACTTACGATGCTGTGCAAGAGACTTTACCACTGATAGCTAAGTACAGGGCTAGTGATGGTGTGGATAAGATGGGCAAAACCCCTGTACACAAAGTGGTTAAGAAGATATTTCCAGAGGTTTACAGAGTACCTTTGTTTAGAAGACACTTCTGTAAGTTGTTGGTGAAAGAGATCGAGCTGATGAAAAAAGAGATAGGGTTTGTAGGTAATGATGAAGAAGATGAGCTCAGACAGATACCTGAGATTGTGTTGCGAGAGCAAGTGCCTGAGCTGTACAGGAACATGTGGTTTGTCACACAAACTGTGCTCAACCCAATCTTCAATGCGATATGGCAACGTGACTGTAAAGACCCCACCACAATACAGATAGCCAACTACAACCTGAAAGATAAGAAGCAAGGTGCATGGCATCATGACGAGAGCTCAGAAATCAGTGTGGTTGTTCCCTTGAACACTGGCTCCTATGTAGGAGGTGGCACTGAGTTCCATAATCATGGTGTGCTAAATCCTTTACCTAATGGTCATGCTTTGATATTCCCAAGCTTTACAAGTCTACACAGAGGTCTGCCAGTAGAGAGTGGCGACAGATACTTATTGGTTTTCTGGCTATGCGACAAGCAAAGGTCGATAGATTTGTACCAAGCTATCCCTTAAAATTAATTAATATTTATTTGTATAAATACTTGCACATTTGTGTATATCTGTTATTATAGACATGTGAGATTAATAACAAAGGAGAAAAAATGAAAAGAGTATATAGAGAGTATAAAGGTGTTGAAATAACATGTATAAGAACCCCTTTAAGTATAGATAGTGATTACTACAACAGCATGTATCACTTCAGACTAAATGGTAAATTAAATGTTGCTCATAAACTTAAAGATGCCAAAACTAGAATTGACAGAAAACTAAAGGAGGTGGCGTAAGCCACCCCTCTTACTGGAGAAGATTATGAAAAACATTAATCATTTAGTAGAAGAAACTCTTTTAGAGAGCGAGATTGAAGAATTGTTACTTGAAGTAAAAAACCTAGA